GATCATCAGACCGAGCAGATTGAACAGCACCTGAGACGGCCCCGGATGCTGGAAATCATAGATTGCGTTCTTGATGTCCGAACCAGCCGCCTCAACCGTCTGATACTCGCCCGGCCGGCGCGTAATCTTGCTCTTGCCCATCTTGAGGCCGCCACCGATCAGACCGCCGCCTGCGTTCTGGAGCGTGCCAGCATCCATCATTTGATTTATGGTGGTGTCTACGATATCCGACGTGCTCTCTAGCAGTTTGCCGAAGCCGATGTCATAGAAACCACCATCAGGATCAGGGATGAAAGGTATTTTCACAAAGTAGTTCTTGCGGGGGATTGATACGATTTCCTGATCGTTGGCCTTGATTTTCTTCGGATCAAAGTTTGGCGTCATGCGCACAACCGTTTCAGTGCCCTCGTGCACCGTGATCACCCAAGGCTCTGCCAGGCCGTCGCCGTCGCTATCCCAAAAGCGATGCTGCTCCAGGAACGTTTGCGGCGCCTCCTCGTCTTCCCCGCCTTCGTCGTTGGTCTTGAAATCGATGTCCACATTGCGGAAGCGGCCAGACCGACGGCGTTCCTCGACTTCATATGGATAGAGCGTGATCACGTGCGTAATGCGCGGCACCGTGTCGAGATGCTTGGCCTTTTGGTTCACCACCAAATCCATCGCACTCACGAGATCAGAACAGAAGCCCGCGTCCGATAACTCCGAGTGATAGACCTTGCGGAACGCGCAGCCGACGACCGGTATTTGATGCAGCAGCGTGTCTAGGTCTTCCTCCCACTCTGGCAGTTCCTGCGTGAGCTGATAGCTCATGTGCTGCGATACGCGATCTGCGCGGGCTGCTTTCTGGCCGCCATCGTCCTTGCCGGCTATTTTCACCTTGACGATGCGAGGCCCACCCATGATGGCCGGATAGGCGCGGGCCGCGAATTGCAGCGCAGCCGTCGTCAGCATCGGATATTTGACGTTCGAAGCGCCGGGCCACGGCCAAGACTTACCTTCTTTGACCTGCCGCGCCATCTTCATTGCGCGTTCTGCGGTTGATTCCCACTCCGAGCGGCTGTCTTTATCTACGCGATATTCCTGGACGACTTTGCCACCAAGCGTGGCCATTTCTTCGTCGCTGAAATAGTCGGTTACATTGCCTTCTTCGGCGAAGTTCTGGAGCTGTTGCACCAGATCGATGACGCCCGGCTTTTGTGGTGCGGCTTCGGCTTCCTCTGGTTCGAGGTCGAAGCCCGCAACGTCTGTCATTATCGGCTATTTTCCAATTGAATTCCGTTCGATTTTAGCCTAGAGCTAATGAAACTGCCCGAAGGAGTTAGCCCATGACTGGACGAGACATCTACATGCTGGCAGAAAACTGCGCCGAAAGCCCATTCATCAACATATCTCGCAAAGCATTTGCCGAGTGCCTTGGTATTCATCACGTCACTCTCAGCAAATACGGCGGTGAAAACGCCAAGAAACCCGTTTCCGGCCCACTGGCTCAACTGGCCACGCTGATCCAACAGAGACCAGAGATTCTTTTTGTCTTGCGGAACGATATCTAGTACCCCGTCGAAACGTTGCCGCTGCTACCCTGATCCCCATCCTCGCCCCATGCATCCATAATGAGGTCCATGTTGACCGCGAACGTCAGCGCTGCGGCGTCTCCAATGTCTGGCGAATGGTTAAGGCGTTCTTTGATGTGGTCCTTGCTTTCAAGCACAAGCTGGCCGGATGAGTTGAAATGCGTCGCGCCCTTCTCACGGACCGGCGATGTCAGATCAGCTTGAAACATATCATCGTCAGGAACTTGAACGCCGGCCGGGTCTTCTAGCCACTGCCGCATTAAGTCCCACATCTCAGCGCGCCGGTTAGAATACGCCTCGCGATTGTAAGCGCGGCTTGCAAAGTTCACGCCCTCGACGTATTGCCCCATGGTTTCGCGGAGTCGGTCGTAGACACCAGAACCCAGCCCAGTGATGTCTACAACGATCTTGGCCAGCCCCAACGGAATGAGCTGCCGCGCGATCCTTTGCACCTCGCCGGCCACGGCCATCGTATCGTCCCGATCAATCAGCAGCGCGACATGGCCACCGATCCGCCTGCCCTGTCTGTCGATGATCCCCGTCTTATCACCACCGCCACGCGCCGGATCAACGCCAAGTATGATCGGCCCATACGGCACATCCACATTGTTTTTGCGCGCCCTAAGCACGCTGATTGCAGGAATGAAGCTCGTGCCCGACGTCTGGAAAGCCTCTTCGGCGTTGGCCGGGTACTCCTGGCGAAACTTCCAGTTGATCTCATCAGGCCCGCCGCCGGCCATGACGCTAAGATCGCGGTTTTTGAGGAATGCCCAGTAGGTCTGCCGATCATCGAGGCCATAAATCTCCTGATATTCCTTGAATTCATCAGGCGGCGCCCAACCATCTGGCGGGTCTGTCTCGTATTCCTCATGCCAGAACCAAGGGATGAAGATCGCTTCAAACTCACTGTCTCCGCGCTCTGCTGCTTTCCAAAGCCCATGGAATGCGTTGCCAATGCCGTTGGCGGTGCTCTCTCTTATGTCCTCTGTGCCTGGCGCGTTGGCGATAGCCTGGCCAATGCCGGCGCTATGTTCATCCGCGTTCGGCCAGAAAGCCATTTCCGACCCGTGGAACATCTGAATTGTTTCAGACCGGCCCACGTCCTTTGATCCTGCTGTGCTGACTTTGTAGCCTGATCCCAGACCGTTGAACACCAGCTCGCGTGCGTTCGAAGCGCTTGTCATAGGCTTAACCAGATTGGGGCAGTTCTCGTGGTAGCGCTTGGCGATGCCGAACAGGTTGGATGTGGCGTCCTCCAAGTGCGTGAGAATGAATGTCCGAAACCCCTTCGTATGTGACGTGCGCCAATAGAAACGGCCCGCGATGTACGTTGATATTCCGACCTGACGGCCTTTCAACACAAGCGCACGAACCTTACCTTTCTCTTTTCGTTGTTTCTCTAGCCGCTCATGTAAGAACCGTTGCGAGCGGTTCATTTGGAACGGAATGATTGAGCCTGCTTTGCTTCTGAGCTTCAGGCATTTTGAGGCGTAGTGCTGGAAATCGTCTTTGAGCTTTTGACGTACCGCGCGCTCGCGATCGGACATCTTACTCATTCGAGTTCGTCGATCGCCTCTTCGTGTTTCGTGAGGTTCACATCGAGCAAACCGGATATGTCAACCGATGAAAGATCGGGCAGAGTTTTCTTGATCAAACCAAGGGCCGCGTTAACCTGCGTGGCGCTCATCTCAATTGGCTTGTGCGTTTGGGGGTCTAACTCGGAAAGAGAAAAGCTTTGCAAGCGCTTAATGAGCTGAGTGGTCTTGATCTTATTGCGCGTGGCTTCGTCATGTCTTGGGTTCAGCCTTACGCCTGGATTGCCCCTTGGTTTCTTGGGCTGTTTTGCATCTGCCATTGTCTCTTGCTCTGACTAGGCGTTTATAGATTGCTAGTTGATTAGTGATACTCGATTGATGAGTTTGCTGTTTGCAGATGGATAAGCAACACGGCAAGGCCGTAGGCGCGTTGATGCGATAAAAGTGCGTCAAACTCAGCGCAACAATCTTCTGTGATTCTGCGGTCCAGGTCGATCAAGCGCTTTGCTTTTTGAGCGTCTGCTATTATGCGGTCAAGCTCTGCCGAAAGTGCCTGCCGGGGGGTCATTGGCATTTCCGTTTGGTTTCAGATCACAGCAGGCCGGGCGCTAATCCGGCTTAACCTCACGCGCCCAAATCGCATGGGTCCCCGATTGGATCGGTCCAACTCTAGCGCCGGGTCGCTTCTGCTTTCCACGCCGCTGCTGTGAACTAAAACCTATCTTTGGGCGCAATAACCTAATGTGGCCAATGCGAGTGTTGGCCGGGGTGCTCCGGGACCTACGCGTATTGGGTCCAAATCAGGCGAGCATCGTCCCTTGAGCAAATCAGATACCACAGTGCATTGATTTGCTCAATCAACATGCTGGAATTGATGTTGATTGAGCCTTTTTTGTCACATCAGAACCGTATGCGAGCCCCGCCAACGATCACCGTGGCATCATCGACAACGCCAGGAGCCGCACCGTCGAGGTCGTATTTGCGGCCTGATAGATAAACCTCCATGGCTGCCGGGTCGATCGCTTGGACGATACCGCCGCCCCAATAGTCATCCACGCCATTAATCTTGATCCGACCATATTCCGCGAAAAGCGTTGTCTTGCCCGTGGCGAAAAATTTCTGCTCGACGCCCAATCTGCCGTGATAGCCGCGTAGCTCTTCGCCCATGGCCTGGATGCGTCCGGCTGAGCCTGAAACGAACAGACCGGTCGGCACGTGCATGATGCTGGCCGAGCCTGCAAGCGTTCGTGCCTCGATGCCCGGTGCCCAAATCACGTCAAGCTGATCCTTGCGATAGCCGATGCCGGCGGCAAAGCGGAATTGCCCGACTTCTCCGGTGCCACGAATGGCAACGTCGTAGGTATCTTTGTCGCTGATCGATGCCGAGAGATTGATGGGCATCTCGGTTGGCGATTGCCACTTGACCAGCTCGCGTCTGCCGCCATCGAAGGACGGGACCAGTTTGACGCCGGGTGCGAACGTGTCGATGGCCGGGCTTAGATTGAGAGCCGTGGCGGCGATGTTGGCGTTGCTCAGATCGATTTCAGCAATGCCGTCCGTACCGGTCGATGTCCTGCCGAGCCAGATCGCGCCGACTGTTTTGCTCTTGATGTAGAGCGCCTGATGGCGGATGCTGATGTCATCGCCAGCGCCGAATTCCATCACAAATCCCGCTGACCAATCCTGGTTGATCTTGCCTGATCCTTCGAACCGCACGCGGCTGGTGCTCAGCTCATTGTTGCCGATGATGCTGGTCTGCGGGACGCTGGTCAGGCTGTCCGAAATATCGTGGACTAGCACCGCCTGGTTGACTTGGCCGCTCACCGTGAGGCTCATTTTACGGTTGCCCTTGCGGGCGGTCGTAGCCTCAAGTTCGGCGATGCGTTCTTCAAGGTCGGCGCAACAACTGCCTCCAAGGTCAGAGGCGTTGGCTTGATGTGACCCAATCGCCAGCACGGCGGCAAGGGCCACGGACGTCATAGTGCGAGTGATCATGTCGCATCATTGCTCCCATGGGGATTAAAAGGGACGCTGACTGACGCAAAACAAGTGATCCTAGCTAGCACTGGTTCTTGGCTTTGACTGTGGCGTAAATGCGTATTCCCCACATATGAGGCGTGAGAGACACAGTTTATTCTCGCCCTATGCTGCCTCTACTTCCGACAACGGCATCTTGACAGGGTGCGCTTTGCCGAACAATTCCAGAATGAATTTTCCTTCGTTGCCGGATATTTCCAAAAGTTGCGCCTCGTGTCCGGCGAATCCGCCTTCTCGGACACGGATGGTATCGCCTGCCTTGAGGGATTTTGAACCGGGCAGTGACGATGCTTGCGCATGGTGGATGCCGTAGCAGCGTTCGAGGGCCTCCGGCGGGATGACGGCAGGCCAGCCGCCTCGTGTAAGCACACCGTAGACCCACGGCTGATCGAATAATGACCACCATCTAGGCGGCTTTGCAAAGCCTGCCACGACATAGCCCGTCATCAATGGTTGCCGCCGCTCTACAGCCCGTTTACGGCCGCCGTGGCCTACCTTTACCGTCTTGGTTTCGGTTGGCACAAAGGCGAGCGCGCCGAAATACGGCAGCAACTCGATGGCGCGGGCAATCTTCTGCGAATCACAGCGCAGAATATACCACTGCCGGGCACCGCCTTTGCGTGCGGCTTCGATCGCGGCTTCGTTTTGGGTTTCCCACGTCATGCTCAATCTGTCTCCGGCGGTTTGCACGCCACTGCACGCAGTCTGCACCTATGCCGATACACGCCGGAACCACCGACAGCTTCCAATGTTTTGCTAGTCAGCGTTTCCGATGTCGATCGGGCACACTCGAATTTAGGCGACCTGGCGAATCTCGCATCGGCATAACGCTCGCCCAACTCAAATTTGACTTCGCCATGGTATGCTGCCCATGCGCTTTCCCGCGCCCGCTGTTCATTCGCCTTGATATCGCCGGTCACGCTAAATTCGCGGCCGCATACCCATCCGTTGAGCTTGCGAAACGTGGCCCCCTTGACGCGAGGCCGGGGCTTGTATTTACGGCGGGGCTTGGCGACCGCACGCGGCGGGGCTGGTTTGCTCCACTCGCTTTCTGGCCAATCTGCGGCCCGTGCCGGCGCAAAGATCACAAGCGTCAGCAGGACGCACATGATCGCGCCCATCACAAACGTCACCACTGCTTGATGAAATGTCATTCTTCGCCCCCATCATCGAATGCCATCATTCGTGATTTGCATCTATCTAGCAACCAATTGACTTCCGGCCCGCCCGCAATACTGCTCGCAATGTATTCGCTGCCGTCTTTGGCGTAGCCAATGACCACCACGCCGTCCAAATCTGCATTCAGGGCCTCTTGCAAGACGCGCTCGGCGGGCAAGTCGAGTGTCGTGACAACTGGCAGATTGATAACATTGTCGGTCATATCGTGTGCCCCGTTTTCTGTTCATAGAGCCAACATCTTACAAAAAGCGCGCCAGCAACAAGCCAGCCAGACCCGCCGAACGGTTCAACGTTGAGCTGAGTAGAAAAGAAAATTCCAAGCGAACAAGCAGCAGCCACCAAATCCAGATATCTCACACCGTCCTCCTAACGACTCTCTGCTTTTTGCTGGTGCGCTGGCGTATCTTCGCCGATGCGTCCAGTCTCGGGTCTGTTATGCGAACCAAGCGGGGCTTGCCGTCCTTGTCCTTGACCATCTTCATGTTGCGGGGGAGTTTCACAGCTTTGCCCCCGCCATCAGCAACGCATCCTTTGCCGCCCAACAGACCGCACACACCATCAGGATCAGGCCAGCGCATGTGTGACCGATCAACCAAGCGTCACGGCTCCAAGTCATCACCGCCGCAAGTATCATGGCAGGGCCGGTCAAAAACATGAGAGCGTGAGGAAGGAAAGGGTGGATCATTCCGGCATCTCCCTTTCCAGCCACTTGAGGCGGGGAATGGATGGCTCCGGCATGTCAGCACGATCATGCGCCCGGTCCCACTTCTTGGACTTTGAAATGACAGCGCCGGCGCATGGGCGACACAAACCCATGCGCCCGGCACCTGATATCGGTGCCCCACATTGTTTGCATTGCTTACTCATTCGGCCGTCTCCCTCAGATCAGAATTGCGCGAGTAGACCGGCTCTGCGCCATTCTCTCGCAATGCTCTGCACCGCTTGCACAGACCGGCAACGAACCTGTTTTCATTGGTCAGGTGCTCATGGCAGAGCTGGCAATGGGAGGTGGCGCGATTGGTTTTCCGTTTCATTTGGCGACCTCGAATAGTTCCTCTTGATCGGACGGCAGCGGCGGCAGAACGCGATATTGCCAGATGCCGCCTGCCAAATACTCACGTTCGACGCGATAGGAACCGTTGCGCTCCTTGCGCAGATCACGAAGCCGCGCCGATATGCTAGCCTCTGGCTCTTGCGTGCGGCCGGCAATGTCGGCGAGTGTCCGCCACTTGCCGTCCCGCATCAGATCGAGAACCACTTGAGCCTGCCTACTGAGGCGTTCGCCGTCGCGAGCTTCGTCGTATGTGTCGCCGCTGAATTTCATGACATCACCCCGCCATTAGTTCCAACAGTGAACCGCCGCTAGAATTGCTTTCACTTTCAGCGATGAACTTGCACGCTTGGCGCCAGTACGATTCCTTCAGTTCGAAACCGATGAACTTGCGGCCTGTCTTCATTGCCACAAACCCCTCGCTCCCGATCCCCATGAATGGGGATAAAACAATGTCTCCAGGGTTTGACCAAAGATGAATAGCCCTTTCGATTAATGGCAATTGCAATGGACAGATATGCCGCTCGTCTTCTGCATCCCTCGCCATCCGTCCATTGAGAACATCAGTCTGACTGACATCCATCCACACAGGGCTGGCGTATTTCTGCCAGAGATCAACTGGCAAATCATTCGGGCTGTGTTTGATTGGCTCTGGATTGTCGCCAGGCTTTCGGAACACCATCACATAATCCGCCATGCCGACGCGGCTCATGGCGCTGTCTTTCTTCAACTGCTTATAAAGCAATCCAAGTGCTTTCGTGCGCTGCATCTCAACAACCGGATCACGCCAGACCGTCACCCGCGAATGATAGATGAAACCGGCATCAATATGAGCGCGCATGATATCATCACTGAACGGCTTGAGCCCGATCACACCGTCTTTGAATTTTCGCGTCGGCAGATCGGTGCAATGAACTGCTGTTAATCGGCCAGGCTTCAATACTCGCATCTTCTGCTCAATCACATGCCTGTATTGTTCAAAGAACGATACATCATCGGCGCAATTTCCCATGTCCGCCGCGCTGTCACTATAGACGAACAGATCAGCGAACGGCGGCGAATAAACCGAGAAACCGACGCTTTCGTCGGGCAGATCAGACATGCCCAATACGCAGTCGCCATGAACCGCAGTCCAGTTCTTGCCGTCTTGCTGTTTGATGATCGTGTTCATGCTGCTTTCCCCGTGATGAATTTTGGAAGTTTCACATTCGTTGTTGGTCGATATTCTTCGCGCGCGCGGGCAGAACCCACAGCCCTTGCCATGCTCTGACGCATCGCAGATTTCATTCGATCGTGGTCTTCTGCTTTCCGGCTAACCACGTCCCATATCGCTTTTTCTGTGTCCGCCATTGCCACATGAACATGCACGTCGCGCTTTTGCCCGAACCTGTATGATCGGCGGATTGCCTGATAGAAACTCTCATAGCTGAATGACAACCCGACAAACGCCTGCCGTGCACAGTGTTGCCAATTGAGACCAAAGCCGGCGATCGACGGCTTCGTCACGAGGACGCGAATATCTCCGACTGAGAACCCGACTATGCGTTCCTCTTTGACATCCGCCGACATCGATCCTCGCACCTCAACCGCTCCTGCAATACGATCTGTTAAGGCATCAGCCTCCGCGTCCGTATCGCACCATATAATCCATGGCTCATTCGGTTCTTTCGATACAATCGACGCAATCTTGTCGGAGCGAGCATCGATCGTCATACGCTTCTCGCGGTGTATGCTTGTCGCTGATGTTTCTGGAATACGGAAAATACGGGCTTGGCCATCCTTTTCCTCGCCACGGTCAATTGACCGATCGGCCTCGACTATGTGCTGCTCCATATGCATGTTCGGCAGCACAAATCCATCATCCGAGAAGCCGACATCAGAAGGCATACCAATGCACCTTGACCACGACGCCACCCAATCCCAGAACGCATCGACAGAATGACCCTTGATGCGCCAGTCCTGAGACGCAGATGCCGTATCATTCACAAACCACCGCGAAAGCATCTCCATTCCCCGCATCACCCCGAGAAACTCCGAATGTTGCCCGAGTTCCATATGATCATTAGGTGCCGGCGTTGCCGTGCACGCCAACCGATACGGCGTGCGTGCAAACGATTGGATCAAAGCCTTTGACGTTCGCCCATTAAATCCCTTGATTATCGAGCTTTCATCAAGCACCACCCCGGCAAATTCATCTGCTCTGAATTTATCCAACCGCTCATAGTTGGTAATCCAAATGCCGGTTCCAGTTATTTCTTCCGGCTCACGAATGTATTTCGCCTCGATGCCGAATTTTTCCGCCTCTCTTTGGTGTTGTGGCCCGACCGCCAACGGGGCCAGCATCAGCACTGACTTGTTCGTGTGCTCCATGATCACCCGCGCCCATTCCAGAGCGCAGAATGATTTGCCGAGCCCGGTATCGAGAAACAGCGCCGCGCATCCTGTGCGCAATGCAAATTCCGTTGAATGCCGCTGATGCGGGAATAGGTCATCCGCCAGTTTGGGGATTTTCTTCAATCCCCGCGCTTCGAATGATACCGCTTTTTTGGAAAGTAGTTCTTGGTAATCTCTCATTGCCCGTCCATTTCATTATCACCGAATATTCACCGTGATGGCAATCGGCCATGTCGTCAACGACCTCCCATCCATCAGCTAGGAATTTCCCCACGTTCCCCAATGGTACGTACTGCAACCATGTTTCCTTCATCAGGCATTGCCATTTCCAGCCATTTGATATGCGGCAGTGATGGTTGCGCTCTGTTGGCGACGCACGTCTTGCACATTTTTGCGATGTTGCGCATCGAGATCGGATTGCCGCAAATACTGCAATCGGCAACTTTCCCTGCTGATATCCTGCTCATTCGCCTTCCCCCGTCATACGCCGTGATAAATTAGTCAAACCGTCATGCGTCATGTGTAATCGTTGATCACCCTCACGTTGACTTTTTTCGAATGACGGCCGCGAAACATCCAACGGCATACGATCGATATAACCCTCTTTCGGCATCTGCTTGGCTGCGATGTTACGCTTCATTTCATCCACCATCGCTTGCACACGTTCTTTTTGTTCATCGGTCGGCGTGGGCAACGCATCTGCATCACGCCATCCCTTGCTTTCCACTGACGAGGATTTGGGCTGGAACCGCTTGCATGCGGCGTGTATCTCGCCAGGTGTTGGCCAGCTCCGGTATTTGTGATGGTCGCGCAGCCAGTCCATGCCGCGGCGCAAATTGTCGTCGCTGTATCCGTCGAGGCTGTCACGATATTCGCGCAGGTATGCCGGCAGGTCTTCCTCAGCAATCCGTGCCGGTGCCCCGAACAACAGCCTCAGTCGATCCAGCACAAGTTCATTCACATTGCCCAATTCAATTTACCTCCGTTGATACCATCGCCGCACGGAACGCATCGCGGCTGATTTCTGATTGATCTGGCTTTCGAGATTGGACCGCGCTTGCATATCGCTGATCGCTTTCAATCTTGCGGCCTGCTATGCGTGCCAGTGTCCGTTCGACCTGCAACCTAAGCGGCTGGCGGCTGTTGCGCTGTCGTTCGCCTGCTGCCTCGATCAGCGCAAGGTCTAATCGCTCAGCGTTACCGCCAAATTTCAACAGCCAAGATGATCGAACGCTCTCAGTGAGGTGGATGCTTCCGTCTTCGTCCTGAAAAATTCCATCCTTCAAAAACGTATCCGGGTTCAGTTGATCCCATCCCCCCGCTTGGGGGGTAAGGGGGGTATTATTCTTTTCTTTAACTTCTTCCTCTTCTTCTTTTGTGTGTCGCCTGTGTGTCGCCTGTGTGTCGAGGGGTGTGTCGCCTGTGTGTCGCCTGTCCTGATATTTATCCCAATTACAAACACTTACGATACAAGGCCCTCTGTCTAGGGGTGTGTCGATTTTTATGATTTCATACTTCTCTAATCGGTTAAGTATTGTGCGCGTTTCACGGTGGCTAAAACCGTATTCATCAGCCATCGCCCTTTGGCTTTTCATGACTTGGCCGCGAGCAATTTTGACTGGCGTTCCCTTCCAATCTTGCACGGTGTCTTTCCATGCTACATCGCTCAACAGGTCTTGGAAAAAGTGGCGCGCATTGTGATCCGCCTCGAATAGCGGATGACTGCGCAGCCTGCGGTGCAATTTGATATAGCCGCTCATGACTTATCCCCCGCCAGTTGCGAAAAGGGATTGCATGATGTGTTCATTTGTGGCATTTGATATCCAATCACATTGCCCTGTGAGAACTACACGGAAGCGCCCCGGCTAACTCCCTGCCGGGGCGTTCTCTTTTTGGCGAAGGCGATAAAGACGACCTATCACTGCGTTCTTCGTTGTGCCGAGCTTGGCGGCAACCTGACGCCTGCTCATGCCGCGACTAACCGCGTGCTTCATGTACCTGTCAGCATCAGCGGACCAGGTGCTGTTTCCTTGAAAATTTGATCTCCGGCCGCTCTCGCTTGGTATGCCGAGCTGGCAGCGCGCCGCCGCCACATATGACCTCGTGCGGCCAATCGTTTCCGCGATTTCACTGTTGCTGAAACCGCTTTCGATCATGTCCCTAATCTGCTGACGGATGCTCATTCTGCTCCCCGTTCGGACATGCAAATGCACCCGGCGAAATACCGGTGATCTGCAATCTTGTCTGTGACGCTGTACTAAACCGCTACCGGATCAACGCCTGATGCTATTTGGCGTCCGGGTCGAAACGTACTCGCAGCTCTTGCCTGCCTCCCCTTTTTCAGCGAGGCAAGCAACTCATAGGTGATTCCATGAAGACCAGCCTGCGGCGCGCGGGCCACAATGATTGGCCAATAATCTGCCTTGACGCTGTTACGGCTAGACATCATGCGCGCCAAGGCCGCAGATATGCCTATGCTCGCCGCAAAAGCGTGCGGGCCACCCCAAGCGTCTATCAAGTCTTTCCACGTGTTCATGATTTGCTTGATAACATAACGCTATGTTGCGTGCAATTAAAATCCCCGCCGCAAATTTTTTTCCACAAGTACGGAAAATAATCATTGACATCCCGACCAACGCAACGCATTGTTGCGTTGTCGGAGGCAGTCGTCAATCTTCCAGGATGATCGCCAGCCTCTGATAGAGGGCCGGTAAAGTGCCGGGCTGCCCTTTGGGGGTAGGAGGCCAGACCGGCAGCGGGGACCGGCCCTCACCATCAGTTTCCCGAGGCCGCTTTCCTCCATTGCGGTTTCCTCCCCAGGCGGTCTGGCTCCACAGCGGATCGCCCAACTGCCCGGCTAGAGGTTCCCCAATCATCTAGCCGGGCTCATTTAAAGGGCAATGGCAATGAACCTCTGCGAAAAACAATACACGATACCTTGGCAGTTGATTGACGACGATACCGGCACGAACGTTGGCGAGGAGTCGATTGTCATCAACGTTTGGGCTGATGCGTCTGAGGGGCTTGGTTGGGACCCTATATCTCACGCAAGCGACATTGGCGGCGAAACTTTCGACAGTACAACATTTACCGACAGCCTTGGCCGCAGAATGCTCGCTCGTGCAAAGGTATGGTTTGACGAAAACAAGGACTGGATTGCGAACGAAGAGCCAGAGTTTGCTGGCTATCGTCACCACCAATATGCTGAAATGGAAGCTGATCGGGCGTGGGCCAATCGGAGGTCCCTTTGATGAGTGATGAACTTGAAGATATTGCCGGCGCAATCAGGGATGGGCTCATAGCGTCGAGTGGCACAGAGTTGGCAGATTCCAACGGCGTCAGAAGCGTTACAGGTCAAGGTCTAACGGATGCTCTTTTCGAAATCGCCAACGGTCTAAATGCCATCGCCTATCAGTTGAAGTATTTGGGCAATGGCAATGCAAGCACTCACATGGGTGCGATCGAAGCACACGGCAAATTTGTCTCTGAAGCGTTGGAGCGAATCGCATCCGCGATAGAGGAAAGATGACACAGCCGGCACAAGGCGACTGCGTGATATTCCGCGGTCGCGAATACCTCTTTGATGGCCGCGTGTGGGTTGGCTATTCCGATCCATGGACGCCGGTCATTGTAACAGCATCTGAGATGGCTGTCGCTTTAGCCACGGAAGGAGTTCCCAATGGTCGAGCTTCTGATTGAAATCGTTCGCAGTGCTGGCTTCATTGCTGGCATTTGCGGAATCGCCACGTTGATTGGCGTCTTCATCCTTATCACTTTAGCGGAGTACGGAGTGCGCGCAGCATGGCACGTCTTAGACTGGATCGGCAAACCCAAAGAGCGCTCATCAAATACGTTCAGTTTGGAGTTGCAGGCTTCCTCATCGCCGTCGCGACGTGGCTAATCCTTGGACTGCCGAAATGGATATGAGGGATGATGTCGGCTGGCGCGGCCGGGTGTTTCTTTACGGGGTGCTCCTGGTCTGCGCAGTCGGCATCGTTATCTTTGGGAGATGAGCAATGCAGAATGCATTGACAGGCATGGTGCTAGATTTCTTTGCGGCACCAACGAAACGTGAAGATGCGCGTGGGGCTGATTTCAGGTCGGCCGTCGCCGAAATCAATACCGAATGGCCAAACCCAGAGGTCGCCCCATCGCCGGATGAAGACCTGGCCTATGTCGAGGCCATCAATGAGCCTGATGCGCGCCGTGCGCCGGTCGAGAAATTCGACGCGCAAGAAACGCACTATGAAATCCGCCGCCTATCGGTCGAAATCAAGAGCCTCGAATATGAGCGCGATCAATTTGAGGCGAAAATCACAGAGCGCATCGACCGGCGCAAAGCACTTCGCCAGAGATGGATGAAAGAGACCGAGAAGTTAGGCTGTTTTGAATTGCTGGAAAATAAGGTATTGCCGCCGGCAATTCCGCAGGAGGAAGAGTGATGAACGCCATTGTGAAATTTGATGCCGTCACGGACCTCGCAGCCAAGTATGGGCTTGATGCCAGCGCCTTCGTGCTGACGATGAAAGCCGTTGCGATGCCGGCGCAACACAGCGATCAAGAATTGGTTTCCTGCCTTCTGGTAGCGCATGAGCACGGCCTAAACCCGCTCACTAAAGAAATCTACTTCATGCGCGGCAAGGCTGGCATTCAACCGATTGTTGGCGTCGATGGCTGGATCAGGAAGTGCAACGAACACCCTCAATTCGATGGAGTTGAGTTCGAAGAGCACCGCGATGGTGGCAACATAACCGCCATGACCTGCCGCATGTATCGCAAAGACCGAGGCCGCCCGATCAGCGTGACGGAATACCTCGACGAATGCTCGGCCGGTGGCCCAGTCTGGAAGACACACCCAAAGCGGATGCTGCGCAACCGAACATACTGCCAAGCGGCACGCATGGCATTCGGGTTTGCCGGCATCATGGAACCTGACGAGTTCCAACAATGGCAGGACACACCGGAACCGATTGCATTGGAGTCCGCCGACCCGCGTGACGGCGCTCAACTCAACATCAAGGGCGAGGCGCGTAAGCGGCCGGCCAGCGGTGCATTCAAGGAAACCGGCGGCGCTGAGAAGTTCAACGCTCTGACGGCCGAGATCGAATCCGCAGCCACGCTTGATGAGCTTCGCAAGTGCTACGACGCATTTTGCCTTGACGGCATGCCATGGGCCACGTTCCCGTCCGGTTGGGCGCGACTTTTACAAGATGCCTATCATTATCGCATGAAGGCGCTCGAACAGGATGACAATACCGACGAACCGCTGGCAGATCAGGACGGTCTCATTGCTGCGATCGAGGAGTCCCTGGCCATAGCCGGCACACCCGACGAAATCCAAGAGATCATCGACAGCAACGCAGATCTGGTGCAGCGCTGTTCACCTGAGAACCACCGAGCAATTGCGGAGATGTACGAAAGGGCGATGCAGTGACATGCCCTCACGGATACGATGATTGCGGCGGACTGCAAAAGCACAAGCCCCGATCACCCGAACAGCATAAGCGGTTCTTTGCAATGATGAAAGCCGCACACGACAACTGGCGCGAAGGTC